CGATAAGGGTACTCTGGGGGGGAGTTGACCAACTGTGTATATTACCCTACTCTGTAACCAGATGAACTTTTCCAACTGCCACAGTAAATTCAATAGATATAAATTTAATACCTTTACGATATGTTTGAAGAATTCCAATACGATGCTTTTCAATGGTGTGTGGAGAATGGTATAACGATATACTGTTTGCCAAATAAGAAAGGCGATAGGCTATATGAGATAGAAATAAACGACAACGGAAAGATTACTCGTAGTGGCAAGAAATATAAAAAAGAACAGGTAGATATTAAGATATGGGAACTGTATTGCTATTATTATACTGAGTATAGTATATAACTAAGTACTATTATTTATTTTAATATTCAACTAAGTACTATACACTATGTATATAACAATGTACAAGTACTATACTATGTTAACTATACTAAGTATACTTATAACTATGTTATATACTATGTATATATATATCTGCCATTTTAGCAGGTGGAACTAATAGATACAGAAACCAATAAAATAATTATTTTTATATGAAGATAGAAATTGAAGTGCCAACATCTTTAGAGGATATTACTCTTGGTCAATATCAGCATTATATGAAGATTGTAGACCAGAATGATTCTGAGGAGGCAACTGATTTTGTAAACAAGAAGCTCGTTGAAATATTTTGTAACATAAACTTAAATGAGGTAGATGCTATCCCTCTTGTGGATTTTAATCGTATTCTCGAAGTGTTATCTAAGGCTTTCAAGGAGAAGTTCTCTTTGATACGACATTTTGAGTTAGGAGATGTAGAGTTCGGTTTTATTCCTAAACTTGACGATATGAGTTTGGGAGAGTATGTTGATATTGAAGCAACCATTTCTGATTGGCAAAATATCCATAAAGCGATGGCGGTTCTATATCGCCCAGTTAATGCCAAGATGAAAGATAAATATACAATTGCTCCGTATAAGCCAAATGAGGATATACAACAATGGATGAAGGAAATGCCACTTAGTGTAGTTATGGGGTGTATGGTTTTTTTTTACGATTTAGGGACAGAGTTATCGACAGCTTCCCTAGCCTATTTGGAGAACACGATGAAGAAGGAACAGAACAACTCACAGCTTCAGGAGGCTTTGGAAAAAAGTGGGGTTGGTATCAATCAATTTATGGACTTGCTAAAGGAGACATCACGAAGTTTGACGAGATTACAAAAGAACCAATATTTAAGTGTCTCACTTATCTAACATTTGAAAAAGAGAAAAACGAATTAGAAACTAGAATGATACAAAAATCTATGAAACGATGAAAGAATATTACGACCTAATAGACAATATTTACAATTATCTTATTGGCAATGTAAACATCAATACTGTTACCAAAGGAGATCTTATGGAGGTTGACCTATCCAAATCAACTATCTTCCCACTTGCCCATATAATTGTAAACGATGTATCGTTCTACGACCACTATATATCTTTTTCTATCAACGTAATTGCAATGGATATTGTAGACGAAGATAAAGATGATAAACAAGACTTAGATTCTCCTCACTTAGGATTAGACAACAAAGAAGATATCTTGAATACAATGTTGAGTGTGATTAATGGGTTGCAATCTAGTTTGCGTAGAGGAGGAATGAATGATAACAACTACGAAATTAACGATGTTCCAACTGCCACGCAATTTGAAGATAGATTTGAGAATCTACTTACAGGATGGTCTATCAATCTAAATATAGAGATACCGAACAACGAGACTAAGCTAATTAATGAGGATGGCACTCAATGTTAAATAAGTTTAAAAATACACAAGCCTATATCAAGAACTATAGTGAGCAGTTAGTAAAACTGTTGAAGATAGAGATTGGTCGTAACCGAAATAGAAAATATAAAAGCGGCTCATATAACAGCCCTATCGACACAACTGGTAAACTAAGGGAGTCTATAGAAGCAATTCAGAAGATACAAGCTGAAAGTTTCTCATCTCAGATAATGATGAACGACTATGGGGTTGTAGTAGACCAAGGAAGAGGTATAGGAGCTGAACCACCTCATCAAGACATAGTAGATTGGATTCAGAGGAAAAGAATCCGTATTAGAGATGCTAAGGGTAGATTTGTTACAGCCAACGATTATCGATTGGCAAAACTAGCAAACAACATTAGACGCAAAATAGGTAGAGAGGGAACACAGCCTACAGGATTTATACAAGATGCAATTGACCAATCTATAGAAAAACTAAACAAGTTAGGAGCAGCAGTAGGAGAAGATGTGATGTTAAACCTAGATGACATTTTAGTTAAAGCAGGTTATATTAAAAAAGGAGAAGAATACGTAATTCAATCAGATAAGTAATGTCGACAATAAGCACAAACGATAAAAGAATAAATGTAAGAAGTCCTTACTATATTGATTCTAGGGAAGCACCCACCCCTGTTACCCCACCTGATCCTATAGAAGAAAATACACCTCCTACTGTTACGATAACTGTTAGTAATCAATATCCAACTTTAGGAGAAACTGTAACTCTTACAGCAGTAGCTACAGATAGCGATGGTACTATTGTTAGCTATGAGTGGGGTGGATTTGGAGTTGGAGAAACTACAGAATCTATTACAGCCACTAATACCACACTTATAGAATCTCAAGTATTCTCTGTAACAGTAACAGACAACGATGGAGATACAGCATCAGCATTAGCAACTGTCCATTGGCAAGAAGCAGTATCCAAGCCTATAGAGACATTTACTGTAGATTGTGGGGATATTGTCAATGAGGCTAGTTTTGTAAATGAAAAAAAATATATTTTAAACGTAGGGGACAAAATAGGTACTGTAGAAATAGAATTCTTAAATGTTAGTGGGGTGCAAGATGTGCCTGTTAAATTTGATTTAGAATGGGATGGTAATACAGCTACCTCAGGATATATAGGGGCTGATTGGTATGATGATGTTTTGGCTGATGAAGGAATTGCAGCAGGAGACATAAATACAGGAGAGCCATCAACTAAAGATTCCCCTACTACATTAACTATAAATAAAACAGCAGCATCACCTGAAGAGGTAAATTTAACTGCATCTGCTTTTATTCCAAATGATAATTATTCTTTTAGATTGAATTGCCCAGATGTTTATTCAACAACAACATATTATTATACACTTACTGGTACTTGTACTACTGGTAATACTACATTCAACTACACAGATGTTAATGGAGATACTCAAACTGTTGTACTTGCAAATGGAGAAAATCAATTAATATCAGCACAAGAAGGTACTGTTTCTACAGCTATATGTACTGGTACTACCGAAAAGGGTGGAGAAAGTTTTGATTTAGGTTTACCTGAATTAAAGGTAAATGATAAACTAGAAATAAATATAATATTTGACGATTCAGGATCTATGGGGTCAACATTAATTCAACTACAAAATATGGTTAATGGTTCTCTTAAAAATGAATTACTACCAGTATATAATAATGATCCAGTTGAATATGAAAAAAGAGTAGCTATAATAAATTCATCAGATGCTCTAAAAAAATATACAGATGCACCTGTAGTAAGCACAGACGATAGAGAGAGATTTTTAAAAATATTTGCAAACCTAGAAAAAGTAAATTCTGATTCTACAAAAGTTTTAAACATTTACTTTGGAGATGAATTAGGTGGAATGTATCAAATTGGTGATTTTACATATTCAGGTGGTGCAAGTCAATTATATAAGGATGATCTTGCAGAATATAGGGCTTTTTTAAATACAGTAGATTATGGTGCTCATTTATCTAGGTTTATTAGAGTAAAACAATATTATGATAACACCTATAGTAATAGATTCATAGAGAACATTTTTAGTGGGTCAGATGGATTTGAAGGATCAAAGGGTCTTTCAGATAGAGTTGAAGCATCTATATTATCTGGAGTTAATTATGGGGTTCTTTATTCATCAGACCCAACATATTATTCTAATATAATATTAGATACATTAAGAGACTACGGATTTAATATATAATTATGGCAACATTATCTAACGCAACATTAAAGTTATGGGTGTATCAAGATTTCATAGGGAACTATGATGTCAACAATCCAGATTACACTATAACTAAAACAAAACTAAACTCAGAGGATGATATTGTCTTTGAAATATCTGAATTGGCAAAAGACTATATTCCTGTTGAATTTGATGGGGATTATGGTACTGCCAATATAACTGCTTGGGTTAGTTTTGAAGTAACATATAATTTTGATGATAGTTCCGTTTCTGTCAAGAAGGGTGATTTATTAGCCACCCACGGATATGGTTATTTTGAGGATGAAATAAACCCTCAATTAACATCACCTCTACAGCAATCAAACACTTGCGTTTATTGGAAAAGTGGAGAAAAGGTTAGAGTCCCATTATACTCTGGGTTTGAGTTATATGAGGTAGAATGGTTTATAGATTCAACATCACAAGGCTCACAGTCTTTTGGTAATAATATAATTCCTATTACAGCAGATACTACAGATTATAAAGCGGATAATGTATCATTAGTTACAGCAGACACTACCCATATACAAAACATAGATGAGAATGATTATAGTAAAAATGTATATGCACCAAATGTTAGTGTGAATAGAGCTGTTGTAACAACAAGAGATAATCAACAAGTTGAACTTACTATAACCTATATAAACGAATGCAAGAATACCCCATACAAGGTAACATTCTTAAATAAATTTGGTGTACTTCAAGATATTTGGTTCTTTGGCAGAAGAAGGGAAAGTGCCAATGTAAGTAGAGAGCAATTTAGAATAAACACAATTGAATCCTCATCTACAGGTTCGTTTTATAAAACAAGTAAATCAACTGATAAAACCCACAACGTAGAATCTAAGAAATCTTTAGTATTGAATACAGGATTTATATGTGAGGAATATAATGAGGTTATACAGCAAATGATGCAATCCGAATATGTTTGGATTCACGAAAACAATAAAGTATATCCAGTAACTCCAAGTGATACCAATATAGATTACAAAACAGAATTATATGAGAAACTGCTAAACTTCACAGTAAAATTTGATTATGCTTATAGTGAAATAAATAATGTTAGATAATGCAGAAAGTACAGTTATACATTGAAGGTGTTGAACTTGATTTGTTTGATGACGAGACAATTGAAGTTACTTCTACTATACAAGATGTTAGAGATATAAGTAAAGTATTTACAGATTACTCTCAAACATTTACAGTACCTGCTTCTGAGAAAAATAACAAGATATTTCGCCACTACTACAATTACCATATAACTGGGAATGCGTTTGATAGTAGAAGAAAAAAGGAAGCTGAAATACAAATAAATTATACCCCATTTAGAAAAGGCAAAATATATCTTAATAGTGTAAAGATGAGGGTAAATAAGCCATACGCTTATGAGCTTATATTCTATGGGAATACTGTATCACTAAAGGATTTAATAGGAGACGATGAATTAACAGACTTAACTTATTTAAGTAATTTTAACCACGAATACGATGAGCCAACAGTAAGAGATGGTTTTACAAATGGGCTTGATTTTACTATAGACAGTGTTTCTAAACCAGATGCTGTAATCTATCCTCTTATAACTACTAAGAAAAGATTATTCTACAATTCAGATAATCCTGTAGCAAGTGATTTCTATGATTCATCAGGTAACTTATTCCACGATACTTCTGTTCAAAAACAAAATGTAAGAGGACTAGAATACACAGACTTAAAACCTGCAATAAGACTAATCCATATTATTGAGGCAATAGAAAGTGAATATGGGATTGATTTTACTAGGTCTATAAGAAAATCAGATGGTACTGATAGAAAAACATTCTTTGACTCAGAAGCATTTATAGGAGACGATACAACTAACTATTATGGGTTGTATATGTGGCTTCACAGAAATAAAGGAGATTTATTTGAATACGATATAGAAGGAGAAGAACTAACTTCAAATTTAGATGATTTTGTGGCACTCTCAGGAAACTATGAGAACACAAGTTTTACTGAAGATATAATGACTGTGGATATATCAGATTTGCCTTTAAGTTCAAATATAGAGGGATATAATGTTAGATTGTTTGTATATCCTGATAGTGGCTCTTCTGATAAACAATACACGATAAGTATTATAGATTCAAATACAAATGAAGTATTATCTTCAAGACAAGGAGATGGTAATTTATCCGTTGAGATAGATATTATAGATGAGATAAGAGCTATAAGAAAATTTACTTTTGTTATAAGTTCTACAGAAACTATTGTGTTTGATACAAGTAATAAGCCAAGAGTTGAGTTTGTAACATTCGATAACGATAGAAATCCTGTGGAATTAGATCGATGGGAGTCTACAAATAACTCTATAGTTAATGAAGTTATAATGAGTAGAATATTCCCTAAGATGAAAGTTATAGACTTTTTAACTGGGTTATTCAAAATGTTTAATCTTACTGCATATTATATTGATGATTACGGAGATGTGAATTATGGGAAAATATATGTTGATACATTAGATAACTTCTATTCAGACTCAATTCATAACCCATTAGGAGGGATGATTGATATTGACAAATATTTGGATATTACTCAACACGATGTAGACTCAGTACTTCCCTACACAGATATAAAATTTGAGTATAGAGAAAGCAATACTGTTTTGATGGAGAATCATCTTGCAAGGTTTAATGAAGTGTTTGGAGACTCGGAACATAATGTAAGGGAGCTGATAAAACTCAAGGAAGATATCTATATTGATAGAGGCACTAAATATGAGATTAAACTACCATTCTCCCACATGAAGTACGAGAGATTAGTTGATTTAGGAGAATCTATACCTGTTGGGCAAACAGCAGATACTAGTATTCAATGGGGATATTGTGCTAGTGGGGAGTTTAATGCTGTAAATGAAGATGCTGTGTATCCTGAAGTCCCAGAAGGAGATTATGATAGAACAACTATCGCTCCCCTTATATTTTATGCAATATCAGAAGGCACAGGGTCTACTAAAAAAATAAATTGGGTATATAATACAGACCCATTAACTCCATCTACTCCAACTGGGATAGATACATATTGGAGACCATCAAATAGTTATGATGATGGCACTCCTACATTTTTTGATTCAGGTTTAGGAGAGATAGTGGTTGGAACACCTCCACTCTATTCCTTAAACTTTGACCAAGAGTTTGATGAGTGGCAGAGTGAGAATTATGGGGATAGAACTAACTCTTTATTCAATGTGTATTATAAGAATTATATAGAGAGTGTGTTTAACGCTGCTAAAAGAATGTTTAGGGTAACTGTTCATTTGCCAACAAGAATAGTGGTAAATTTCAGATTAAACGACCAGATTAAGATACAAGACAAGGTCTTTCGGATTAATTCAATAAGAATAAATCTTAATACTGGCAAATCAGAATTAGAGTTACTAAATATATTCTCAAACGAAATAGTGGAATGATAAAACAAATAATAGAACTACTTAACGCTAGTGATTGGTATGGGGTATCTCAGAATATAGATATTGCCAAAGGGAAGTATAAAGCTGTTTCTAATTGGTCAGAAGCTAAAAAACAAATAAAGAGAATCTACTATGGCAGATAAGAAAATTATATCTATTGATATTAAGGTTTCTGAGAGAAACGCAAGTAAAGCAATAAATACAACTAAAAAAGCAGTAGATGGTCTTGCAGCGTCAACAGAAAGATTAGCTAGAGCTACTAGAGATAATAGAGCTCAGTCTGGTCTTAATAACGCAATACTTATTGAAACAGGTCGTGTTGCATCTGATTTTTCTTATGGGATTCAGGGTATAGCAAACAACATTGGTAGATTAACAGAATTGTTTCAAGAGTTCTCAAGAACAGGTGGTAAAGGTGGAGTTGGTGGTGCTTTTAGAGAATTAGGTAAATCATTACTTGGAGTTGGAGGTGTAATAGTTGGTTTTCAATTACTATTATCTTTTCTACCAAAATTACTTAAATCATTTAAAGAATGGGCTGCTGAAATAACAGCAGTTAACAAAGCCTTAGAAGATGCAACTGAAGTATATGGAAAACAAATAGGTAGGCTTGAAACATACGTTGAGATGTTGAATAACTCCAATGTGTCTGATGAACAAAAAGCTATTATACTAAAAAAGGTTAGTGATGAGCACGAAGGGTTAAATCTTCAAATGGATGAAACAAATAAATTAACTGATGATTCTATTCGTAGAACTGAAATATTAATTGAAGTTTTAACTAAGAAGGCACAATCTCAAGCATTATTGAATGAGATACAAGAAAAATATATAGAGCAATTTAGATTGCAAAATGCAAGTTTAGTAGAATCTACTGGCTTCTTAGAAATCTTTCAGGGTATATTAGCAGGAGCAGGTACTGGATTAGGCGGTGTTAGTGCTATGGTTTCTGCATCAATGAAAACAAGAAATGAAGAATTAAATCAAATAAGTGAAGATATAGACTTATTGCAAGAGAAGCTAAAAGAAATAGGTATTTTCCCAGATGAAGATAAAAAGAGATTAGGAGGAAGATTAAGAGCTTTTAAACAACAACTTTTAGACTTATCTAGGTTAGAGGAGCAATTTAGACAGGAGTCTGAGATGACATTTATTCTCAATGAAGAACAGAAAATACTTAGGCAAAAAGAATTTGATTTAAGAGATTTAGATATAAGGGTTCAGCAATTTAAAGATAGACAAAAATTAAGATTAGAGGAGTTTTTAGAGCAAACAAAAGATGAATCCAAAAGAGCAGAAGCCAGAAGGGAATATCAGGAATCTATAACTAAAGCAGATCAAGAAGCAGCAGATGTTAGAGTTCAGATTGAATCAGCTACAGTAACGAAATTAATAGAATTAGAAGCAAAACAAGCTAAAGACGCTTTTAAGGCAAACAGAAAGAGACAAGAATTAGAAATAAGCAATTTAAAGTATTCTTTAGATGCAAATCAAATGTATCACAATGAGAAGATGGCTCTTATACAAAATGATATTGCTTTAGAAAGACTTAGACTAAATACCGCTATATTAAGTGCTGACCAAAGGGCTGAATCGGAATTGAAATTAGCACAATTAGAAAGCGAATTACAAAAACAAAGACTACAGCAGAATATTGATTTCATAAATGAAAACAAAAGAGTTGATTTAGAATATGTAGGTTTTGTTCAACAAACAGGTCAATTATTAGCAACAATAGCAGGAGAAAATGAATCGTGGCAAAAAGCAGCTTTAATAATAGAAAAGGGGGCGGCAATAGCAGATATTGTTATTAAAACACAGGCGGCTAATGCGTCAGCTAGAGCTTATGATTTAGCCTTGCCCCCAATTATTAGAGAGGCTTCTATGATAAAAACTGAGGCTCAAATACAAAGAAACAATATTGGTGCAGGATTAGCTATTGCGAATATATTAGCTACTACACTTACTTCATTTAAGAAGCCAACTGGAGGAGGTGGAGCAGGAGGTGGTCGAGCAGTAGAGGTAGAAGCACCAGACTTTAATGTAGTAGGTGCGTCTCCAGAATCACAGTTAGCACAAACAGTAGCAGCCCAAGAACAGAAGCCGCTAAGAGCATTTGTTGTAGGGCGAGATATTACAAACCAACAAGAACTTGAACGTAATATAAAAACAAACGCAGGTCTTGGCGATTAATTTAATAGTATGAGAATAATAGAATTACTTATTGACGAAGATGAATTGCTATCAGGAATCGAGGCTATCAGTATAGTTGACCGACCTGCAATTCAAGAACATTTTATAGCATTAAGCGAACAACCTAAGGTTCAGTTAGCTGAAGTAGATAAGGAAAAGAGAATCCTTATGGGAGCTGCATTAGTGCCAAATAAAAATATTTATCGAGCAGATGCTGAAGAAGAATATTATATCTACTTCTCTGAGGATACAGTCCGTAAAGCATCGGAACTATTTTTAATGAGAGGCAATCAAAATAAATCAACTTTAGAACACGAAGCTGAACTCAATGGGCTTTCTGTTGTAGAGAGTTGGATTATTGAAGATGAGACCCACGATAAAAGTAGAAAGTACGGAATGGATTTGCCAATAGGAACTTGGATGGTTTCAATGAAGGTAAACAACGATGAAGTTTGGAATAACTATGTTAAGACTGGCAAAGTAAAAGGATTCTCTATAGAAGGATATTTTACTGATAAAGTTAATATGGGGGAAGTAAATCAAATTAGCGAAGAGGAAGCAGAAGATATCTTAGTCGAGATGGCTGATTACATCGCCTCTAAGAAACTAAAACTAGAAACATATAGTGATTACCCTCAAGGAGTAGTAAACAACGCTAAAAACGCTTTAGAATGGGCTGATAAGAATGGTTGGGGATCTTGTGGGACTGCTGTAGGAAAACGTAGAGCATCTCAATTGGCATCAAAACAAAATATTACTGTATCAACGATTAAGAGAATGTATAGCTTTCTGTCTCGCCACGCTAAAGACTTAGAAGCATCTAAAAGCTACTCAGATGGATGTGGGAAGTTAATGTATGATGCTTGGGGAGGTAAAGCAGGATTGCGTTGGGCAAAGAGTAAATTAAAATCATTAGGAGAAATAGATGAGTAAAAATACAGCATATAGAGTCCACGTAGAAGATGTAGAACAATCAGTAGTTGATAATGTCAATATTGAGAATGGTGCAATGATGCGTACTGATAGTGCGTTGTATATGGGACATAATGGAGAGAATGTAATTGTGTACCCACAAAACTTAGGTGCTGCTATAAACTTGGGTTGGGCAAGATATGATGATACTTTTTATGATGGGTCTGATGATGACCACAAACTAATTCTTTTAGATGGGGTAGAGGTTACTTTACCTAATAATGGAGGTAGTATCGTAAGAAGCCATAGTAGTATTGACTTTTATGATTCAGCTACTAATAAGTTTGTAGGGTTAAATGAGAATGATGTTTATATGGCTACTGTTGTGTTTAAAAAGAGTTCAGGTAATGCCAATCAAACCCATATAGATTTTAAACTTACAGGAGCAGATGATTACGACAGAATAAATATGGCATTAGGGTTTTACAAAGGAAACGATGAAACACAGAACCAACATATAATGTTTCAATACTATTTAGATGCAAATGCTTTGGCAAATGGTCTTACTCCAAAGATACAAGCAGATGGAGGAAACGCTAAAGTTTGGGATATTATATTCTTTATTCAACGTACTCAAAACGCAGGATTATGATAAGAAATAATAAAGACAAGAACCCATCCCCACAAAACAGTCGTAGAGGTTGTTTATGTAAAGATGGTAGAACATATTCAAGAAAATGCTGTGATGGGAGCTTTCAGGCTCAAGGCATTGGCAATATAACAGGTACTGAGGAGTAAAAATCTAACACCCTTTTATTAACTAATTACTTTAATAAATTATAATAATTATTATGAACGCAACAACTATTTTAAATGAAATACTTCAAAAGTTGTCTGTGTTAACAAAAGAAGATGAACTTGCTCAAGAGCTCTCAGAAGTAGAGACTCAAGAGGAAGTTGTTGAAGCTGTTAGCGAGGCTACTGAAGAAGTGCAAGAAGAAGTACAGGAAACTGTACAAGAAGAACTTGCTGAAACGGAGGAAGTCGAAGCGGCTTCTGAAGAGGTTGAAGCAGCAGAAGAAGAAGCAGAACTTAAAGAAGGTTATGTTTCTGAAGAAAAGTATATGGCTGATATGGCGGCTATGAAAGCTGAGATTGACGCTATCAAGAAAATGATTGATGAGGAGATGGGTTATATGAAGAAAGAGAAAGAGGCTTTATCTGAGCAAGTAAAAGAGCTTTCTAAAGAACCTGCTGCCGCACCAATTAAACATAGTCCTGAGGAGGAATCAAAACCTAGTTTAAACTTATATGCACAGGGTAGAGTAACTACTACTGCGGATAGAGTTTTACAAAGAATATCTAATATAAAAAAATAACGATTAAATTTAAACAAAATGCCAACAACTACAACTCAAAACGCTAGTGTAGCATATAATGGGGAATTTGCAGGACAATATATCTCTGCTGCTTTATTAAGTGCTTCAACTTTGGAAAATGGTGGATTAACTGTTAAGCCAAACATTAAGTATCAAGAGGTAATTAAAACTATCTCTACTGATGACATCGTTAAGGATGCTTCTTGTGATTTTACTGCAACAAGTACTATTACTCTTGACGAGAGAACTCTAACTCCAGAGTTTCAACAAGTAAACTTACAACTATGTAAGAAGGACTTTCAAAATGACTGGGAAGCTATCTCTATGGGATTCTCTGCCCACGACACTTTACCTTCTAGCTTCTCTGATTTCTTAATCTCTCACGTTGCTGCTAAAGTAGCACAAAGAACTGAGCAATCAATCTGGGCAGGAGATACTTCTACAAGCGGACAATTCAACGGACTAACTACTTTGTTAGCTGCTGACGCAAACTTGCCAACAGGAAATGAAATCGCAGGAACTACAGTAACTGCTTCTAACGTAGTGGCACAATTAGGATCTATCGTAGATGCTATTCCTTCTACTCTTTATGGAAGTGAGGACTTGAGTATCTATGTTTCTCAGAATATCGCTAGAGCTTATGTAAGAGCTCTTGGAGGATTCTCTGTTGCAGCTACTTCTAATGCAGGTATCGACAACAAAGGTACTCAATGGTATGGTGGTGGAGCATTATCTTTTGATGGTGTAAAACTATTTGTTGCTAATGGTCTTGCTGACAACACAGCAGTTGCTGCTGAAAAATCTAACTTATACTTTGGTACTGGTCTATTAGCTGACCACAACGAAGTAAAAGTTATCGATATGGCTGACATCGATGGGTCTCAAAACGTAAGAGTCGTAATGAGATTTACAGCAGGTGTACAGTATGGTATTGTTTCTGATATCGTAACTTATGGTATCACTAACTCTGCTAACGACTAATAAATAATAATTAATCAATTATAAAGGGGTAGGTGGTAACTAATCTGCCTACCCTTTTTTAATACTAAAACAATATACACTATGAGCTGCGATTTAACTGGTGGAAGATTAAAACCCTGTAAAGATGCTGTAGGTGGTATTAGAAAGATTCACTTTGTTGACTTTGGAGATTTAGGAACAGTTTCTGTTACTGATGACGAAGTTACTGATTTGAGTGGGACTTTTGATTACCATACTTACGATGTTAAAGGGAATTCTTCCTTAGAAACAAATATTCAAACTTCTCTTGAGAATGGTACAACATTCTTTGAGCAAGTTGTAAGTGTAACACTACACAAACTAACTAAAGAGGACAACAAAGAGCTTAAATTAATGGCATTTGGTAGACCTCACGTTTTTGTAGAAACATTTGATGGCAAGTTATTGCTAGTCGGTAGAGAACACGGAGCGGAAGTAACTGGAGGTACTGCTGTAACAGGTACTGCTATGGGGGATCTTCAAGGATATACTCTTACTCTTACTGCAAACGAGATAACAATGCCTAACTTCGTTGATGGTGCTACTGCTGCTGACCCATTCGCAGGGATGAGTTCTGCAACTGCTACACAATCAACACAGCGTACTGTATAATCAATACGCTGTTTACTAATAAATTAGGAGGCTATATGCCTCCTTTTTTTGTACCTTAGTAAAAACAATTCAATAGGTGGTGGTTATTTTAGTATGGATATATTAACGACAACATCCCCTCAAGAATTAAAGATAATTCCAAGGAAGGATTCTGCCAACCCAGTTATAAAGTTAACTAATAAGGCAACAAGAACCACAGCAACTGTTACCCCATCTAAAAGTGATGATGGAAACTATATGGTGCTTAGTGGGGATTTTAGTATTGAGGAAGATAACTTATATAGCTACAAAGTTCAAGTGAGTAGCGAGGATGATGAAATTATATATAGAGGTCTAATTTATTGTACTAATCAAACTTCCTTAGATAAGTATTTTGTAAATAAAGACGAATACACCGAGGAAACTAGTTTCGATAACGAATATATATTTATATAATGTCAAGAAAGAATTATAATAAAACTGTAGCTAATAAAGTAAAAGATGCCATTCACGTTGTGAATTTAGCCTCATATACAGCACCTGAAATTGTAGAATCAAAGAGATACGATTGGGTTGAATACGGAAGTGATAATATGTACTTTCAGTATCTAATCGATAGATACAATGGGTCTCCTACAAATAATGCTGCAATCAATGGGATATCTGAGATGATATATGGGAGAGGCTTAGACGCTACTGATTCCGATAAGAATTCAATAGGATATCAAGAAATGAAGTCTTTATTCAGCAAGGACTGTATGAAGAAGATTTGCTACGATTATAAAATGATGGGACAGGCTGCTTTACAAGTAATCTATTCTAAAGACAGATCGAGAATAGCACAAGTTGCCCACATGCCTATAGAAACGCTAAGAGCTGAGAAAGCTGTAGATGGAGAAATAAAAGCATATTACTATAGTAGTGATTGGGAGAAAGTACAAAAGAATGATAAGCCAAAGCGTATATCTGCGTTTGGGATGAGTCAAGATAGTATTGAGATTCTTTATATCAGACCTTATAGAGCAGGGTTCTACTATTATAGTCCTGTTGATTATCAAGGAGGCTTACAGTATGCTGAGTTAGAGGAAGAGATTGCCAATTACCATATAAGCAATATACAAAATGGTTTACAGCCTAGTATGTTGATTAACTTCAATAATGGTACTCCTGATAAAGAACAGAGAGATGCTATAGAAAGAGCAATCTACGAGAAGTTTAGCGGAACATCTAACGCAGGTAAGTTTATCTTGGCATTTAATGATAGCAAAGAATTAGCTGCAACAATAGATCCTGTAACTATTTCAGATGCCCACCAACAATATCAATTCCTTTCTGACGAGAGTATGAAGAAGGTAATGGTATCCCATAGAATAGTATCTCCGATGTTAGTAGGGATTAAGGACAATACTGGTCTTGGCAATAATGCTGAAGAGCTCCAAACAGCTTCTCTGTTGATGGACAACACAGTTATTAGACCAATGCAGGTAACTATTATTGATGCTTTAGAATCTATATTAGATTACAACGGAATTGAATTAGACTTATACTTTAAAACGCTACAACCTTTAGAGTTTACGGATTTGACTAACGCAATCAGCGACCAAGAAATAGAAAAAGAAACAGGAGTAAAAAAATCAACCGAAGTTGAACAGCAAATAGAAGAGACAGAATAATGGCAACAGCACTATTTATTAAGAGAGCAGACTTAGTCAAAAACACCGCTTTAAGTGGGAGTGTTGATACTGACAAGTTCATTCAGTTTATCAAACTAGCACAAGAAATCCATATACAAAACTACCTTGGAACTGATTTATATGATAAGATAAGTAGTGATATTGCTTCTAGTAGTTTAAGTGGGGATTACTTGACTTTGGTAAATGAATACGTTCAGCCAATGTTGATTCACTTTGCGATGAGTGAGTATTTGCCTTTTGCAGCATATACTATTGCAAACGGAGGAGTATATAAACATACTTCTGAGAATTCTACACAACCTTTAAAGGAGGAGATAGATAGTTTGATTGCCAAGGAAAGAGATTATGCTGAGTATTATGCCAATAGATTTATTGAGTATATGAGTTACAATGCGAGTACTAAATTTCCAGAGTACTATACAAACAATAACGAGGATATATATCCTGATAAAGATGCTTTATACCAAGGATGGGTTTTATAGAAAAGAAGAAACAATACAAACCAAAGAAAAAGAACATAATTAAGTTAAATAATTACTTAAAAAAGAAAGATGGCGAATCTAATAAATTGGGGAAAAATATACTGTGATATGGAAACCAACGATGGTTGGGGACTAGATGAACAATATACAACTTATTTTATACCTGATTTTTCTGCACCAGAGTGTTGGTCAAGTGTTCCAGTAACACCTTTTACAGCAGATTTGATTAGCTATTTTGGAGGAGATTTAACAGCAGATACAACACAATTTACAGCAGATAAAACGCAATTATAAATAAAATAAAATGGCAAAACAAACAGTAAATATTGGGACTACAGCCAATGATGGTACAGGAACTCCATTAAGGGATGCCTTCGATATTGTAAACGACAATTTTAATGAGGTGTACGCTAAACCAGACTTGACTTTAGCATCAAACACACTTACTTTAACAAAGCCTGATGGTACAACAGATACAGTAGATTTAGCTCCCTATCTTGATGGAGATATTACAGCCATTATAGCAGGAGATGGTTTAACTGGAGGTTCTACTTCTGGGGATGCTACTTTAAATGTGGTAGGAGGAGATGGTATTACCGCTAACGCTGACGAAATTGAAGTTAGTGTTGATGATTCTACTATCGAGTTATCTGCAAGTGATGGTTCAGGTGTAGTTAGAATTAAAGACGATGGAGTTACCCACAGTAAATTAGAAGGTAGATATACTGCAATTCAAGATATAGCTACTACAAGTGGGACTATAGCTTTAGATGGAAGCACTTATGCTGCATTTAACCTTACAGGAGCTTTAGGAACTGCTACCTTAGATATTCAAAATATGAAAACAGGTCAGGTTATAGATATTATACTTTCAGGTAGTTTATCAAGTGCAGTACTTACTTTATCTGCAAGTACATTTACAACAGTTGCGATAAACAAAGTAGGTACTAATGATTTAGATACCGCAGCAACAAACATTATTCAAGTCCTTTGTGTAGATGATACAGATGGAGATGCAATCTTAACTTGGGCAGTAGCAACTTATACAACTGATACAACCGCATAATTATGAAAGCAATACAAATAGACGGAGCAATAAAAAGATATACTACAATACCTAAATCGTGGGGTAGTGTAATAGCAGGATTTAATCTACTATCATCTTCTGATTGGGAAGCTGCAGGATTCTATGATGTTGTAACACCAAGCTTCGATTCAGCAACTCAATACTTGGGAGACCTTGAATGGGATGGAGATAATAGCGTATTTACTTACCCTGTGATTGATAGAACTTGGTCTCAAACAGTAGCCGAGTTAAAGGAAAGTAAAATAGCAAATTTAAAGAGTTTATACAATAGAAAATTAGCAGAGACAGATTGGTACATTATCAGAAGCCAAGAGGGTACTTCAGCACCTCAAGATGTGTTGGATGCAAGAGCGGCATTGAGAACTGATTGTGCAACTAAAGAAGCGGAGATTAACGCACTTACAACAAAGAAAGCGGTAGTTTCTTATTCTTTACCAAACCTTGACTAATGGGATTTAATAAAAAGTTTTTTACGACAGGAGGTATTGTAGCCTCTCAACCTGCAGCAGCAGCAGCATTTGACCCACTACAAAACTTTGAAACTGTAACCTATACAGGGAATGGTGGTACACAAAAGATAACAGGGTATATAAGAAAGGGTGCTGCTTTTAATGGGAGTAGTAGCGATATAGATTTGCCATCAGGTGTACAATCTTCTACTATGGCAGTTTCAATGTTTGTTTTTTTTACTTCAACTCCTGATACAGATGTTTTAATTGAATTTGAAAATGGATATGGAATTAATTTTTTATCTTCAGATTCGGGATATGTTTTAGCACAATATGCAAACTCAAACGGCAGTAATGTTAAATCAAACTCTGCAATAACTACAAATCAATGGTATCATATAGCAGCAAATTTTACAAGTTCTTCCGCTGAACTATATATAGATAAAGTGCAGCAAACAGGAGGAACAGTAAGTAATTATGTTACTGCAGACCAAAATACAATAGGTTCAAGAAGAGCAGATGCTTTTATACCTGCAAAAATAGACCAAGTACGTATATTTAATAAAGAATTATCATCAAGCGAAATAACAACTTTATACGACGAAACATCAGCATCAGCTACAAAATCAACTACAGATATATTTGATGATGGTAGTGGTGTTGCATTGTATGAATTAGAGGGGAATGCTTTAGATACAGGAGGTACATACAACGGAACAGCAACAAATGTATCATACGCTTATGACGGAACACCTACCAACGTAAACTTTTTAGGTATGGCATTCCAACCTGATTTGGTTTGGGTTAAGGGTCGTAGTCACGCTACATTCCATATATTACAAGATTCAGTAAGAGGTGCAGGAAGTGGACAATCATTATATACAAATGTTACTGCATCTGAAGGGACTTATGATGCTGATGGATATATTAGTTCTTTAGATACTAATGGGTTTACTGTTGCAGGAGGTGTGCAAACTGTAGGTAGTGGAAGAACTTATGTAGCTTGGTGTTGGAAAGCAGGAGGTGCAGCAGTATCAAACACAGATGGAAGTATAACCTCAACAGTTAGTGCAAATCCTAATGCAGGGTTTAGTATTGTTAAATATAGTGGCGCAGGAACTACCGCTTCTGTAGGTCACGGATTATCTGTTGCGCCCGATTTAATAATAATTAAAAATACTAATAATGTAGGTAATTGGGGTGTTTATACTTCTATTGGTGGAGCACAAAGAAAAATGTTATTAAACTCTACTCTTGCTGAACATACATCAAGTACTTGGTTAAATACACCTTCCGCAAGTGTTATAAACATTCAAAATGATGGAGATTCAGGTTTAAGTGGTAGAGATTACATCGCCTACTGCTTCGCAAATATAGATGGGTATCAGAAGGTGGGGAGTTATACAGGAGGTACAGGAGAAGTTGATGTTGTTGTTGGTTTTAGACCAAGATGGGTAATGATAAAAAATACAGATACCGCAGCAAGTTGGGTTATTTTCGATACTATAAGAAGCGGAACAACAAACCCTATAAATGATGTTCTTGAAGCAGATACATCTGATATAGAAGCAGCAGTAGGAACTGCACATATTGATATTGTCGATAATGGATTTCAGGTTAATAGCACAACATCTTTTTCTACAAACAATAACGGAGACACATACATCTATTTAGCAATAGCATAAACAATGGAACAATTGAAGATATACGGATTCAACGCAATAGCATTAGCAATATCAATAACGGAGATTAATCCCTATCTTCAAACGATTTCATTAATCTTGGCGATAGGATATACAATAATACAAATAACAAAGAAACTAAATGGCAAAAATTGATATAGACGGAGATGGAAAAGCTGATGTTTCAATCAGCATCACACAGATAATAACTATAGCTGCAATGTTTGCTTCTATTATTGGTTCTTACTATACTTTGAGTGCCAAGATAGATGCTAATACCACAGAGGTTACTAAACTTAAATACAACGAAAAAGAGTACACTTGGAAAGCACAAAGACAACTCGAAGCAGAAGTAAGAAATATTACTTTAGAGATGAGGGACTTTATGAAAGATTTAGAGTACTTAAAAGTAGATAAAAGAAAGTAATGGCATTAGGCAGAACAGCACGATACTATAGAGACAATCCTGAAGCAAGGGCTGTAAAGTCTACCTATGATAAAAAGTTTCAAAAGAAAAAAGAGCAAGTTAAAAAGCGTGTTGAATGTAATAAGTTTAACAGGAAGAATAAGAAATACGGAAACGGAGATCAAATGGACTGCTCTCACAAAAACGGTACATTAGTATACGAACATAGAAAGAAAAACAGAGCCAGAGGAGGCTCAAAAAGGGCTTAATTTTAATTTTTACATATGACAACTATTATTTTTATTTTAATCGCAGTTATAGCACTTTTAGTGGTGGTTAACATTGCAGCAATTTGGATGACTAGAAAAGGTCTGACTCGTGACGACAACAATAACATGATTCCTGACCTCTTAGAGGAGAAAATGGCTGAACTGAAGGAAGATGTATCTATTCGTGTAGATCGTGTAGGAGAAGAGCTTAAAGACGTTGGTAAGGCTATTAAAGAAGTAGGTAATCAACTAGGAGATATTCCAGCAGCTGCAACAGGTAAAACAAGACCAGGAAGAAAGCCTAAAAAATAAAAACATATGCCAAGAATTGAAACATACGTTAAGGATCAACAGATATCTGATACGGATGTCCTATTAGGTAGTGATGGGGACGATAACAACGTAACCAAAAAATTTACCGTAGGCGATCTTAAGGCATACATTATTCCATCAGGAGGTCAGGCTGGACAGGTGTTAAAATCTGACGGTCTTGGTGGGGTTTATTGGGATAATCCATAATGAGAATTAGAGGTACACAAAAAGAAATTAATGATTACACAGAAGACCAAGCCATATCACCAAACGATAAGGTAGTTGGTCAAGACTCTCAGTTTTTTAAACATACAAAAAATTATACTGTACAAGGATTAGCTCTTCATGTTAGAGGAGGAGATGGTGAATACGGTCAAGTTCTAACAAATAACGGTGATGGTACTTGGAGTTTTCAGGGGGAGATTCAGGCTACTACGACAACTACTACGTCTGCTCCAGTTACAACCACTACTACTACCTCAGCTCCATTTACAACAACAACAACTCAAGCTGC